GACGAAGAAAAAGCAGTAGCTAAAGGAGAATTTTTCCTAGATACAGAAGCAGGACAAGAAGCATATAAACTTGTCAAAGCTATGGGAGACTTACAACAATGGTCATTCGGATTCCAAGTAGATGACGCAGAGGAAGGTCAGTTTACAAAAGACGGACAATCTACAAACGTCAGGTACATAAAATCTGCAACAGTTTATGAAGTATCTCCAGTACTGGTTGGTGCAAATCAATTAACACACACACTATCAGTCAAAGAGAAAAAAGAACAAGATGTAAAAAATGTTGAATCGGGTCTTAGATTCACAGATGAAGCCAAGAGTGTGCTTAACACAATCGACAGTTTCATTAATAGAGCAAAAGAACTTACTTCTTTACGCTTAGAAAAAGGCAAAATGTTATCAAAGTCTGCTCAAGATTCACTTATGCAGATTCAAGACCGAATCCAAGATGTTTATAACGATATAGACTCAATTCTTGGACTTGGCTCAGAAAAAGAAGAAGCAAAGCAACCTTCTGATGAACTAGACAAACTTTGGTTAACAACTCAAGAAGTCTTGGCACAAAGTCAAGGCATAACTATTGAAGGAGAAAAAGAATGAGTAAATTAACAGAACTCAATCAGGAACTCCACGCATTAAGAGAAACACAACACGCTAACATTCAAGAAATGAAGGAAGCCTTTGAAGGTGGACAAGAAGTTTCAGTTGAAAAAAAGCAAGCCATTGAAGATGTCAATGTCGAGTTGGAGACTCTTAACGCAAAAGTAAACGAGTTAAACGCTCTTGAAGTTCAAGAAGCAAGACTTGAGGACGCATTAGAAAAAGGCAAAGAAGTTAAATCAATGCCTATCCACAATGACGAGCCAAAAGAAGTAAGAAAATCTCTTGGTGGTCAATTTATGGACTCTAATGCTTACAAAAGTTTTATGGAAAATGGACAAAAGAACATTAACTCCGAACTTAAGTGGAATCCACAAGTAGAAATGAAAACTACTTTAACAGAATCAGGTTACCCACCTGCAGTTACAAGGTCAGACTTAGTAGTACCAACTGCTACACTTGACCCATTACAAATACCTGACCTTATTGATACAATCACAACAGACCAGTATCAATACAAGTATTTGGAAGAAACTACATTCACTAACAACGCAACTGCAAAAGCCGAAGGTACGGCTCTTGGAGAAAACGCTCTTGCTTTTACAGAGAGAACAGAAGAAATCCGTAAAATCGGTGCTTTTATTCCTGTAACAGAAGAATTGTTAGCTGATGTTTCAGCAGTACAAGGTTATCTTGATTCAAGATTACAAACAATGGTAAGACTTGCAGTCTCAGACCAAATGGTCGGTGGCTCAGGTGTTGCACCAAATTTAACCGGAATCGTTAATAAAACCGGAATAAATACGTTCGGATACGGTGCTTATGGTGGAAACCTAAAAAGAATTGGTCAAGTTTATGAAGCAATTACTGAAATTCAGAAAGATAGCTTCTTAACTCCTGACGCAATTATTATGCACCCTTCAGACTGGTATCAACTAGTTACCGAAGTCAATGCAGTTACAACAAGTGGTAGCTTAAACCCTCTATTTGTTGGTGCAGGACAATTCGGTGGTGGCGTTGCACCTACCCTTTGGGGACTGCCTGTTGTATTATCAACAGAAGCAGGTGCAGGTACAGTAATCGTTGGTGTATTCGGTGGTGGACAAGCTATTCATATTGTCGCAAGACAAGGTATGGAAGTTGCTATGTCCGACTCTCATGATGACAATTTCGTAAAAGACATTGTTGTTATGAAGGCAACAGTACGAATGGGAATGCCTATTTATAGAGCTTCAGCATTCTGTACTATCACAGGATTCTAAGAAATTAGATTATGGCTTTGATGTCCCATTCCTCTTACGAGAGTGGGACATCTAGCAAAAAGGAAATTATGAAATTAAAAAAAGATATATGGAGTAACGACAAAGGCGAATGTGCTGAGTCAACTGAAGGCTTACCTAAAGGTTGGAATAAAGGAAAACTTATAGGCAAAGCAGGTCAAGATATGCACGAAGCAGATTACAAAGCTCTTAAGTTCGTTACAACAAAAGCAAAAGCACCTAAAGAAAATAAAGCTAAGTAGGTTTTAAGTGGCACAGTATGTGGACAAAACTGATTTAAAAGCATATATTGGTTTGTCAGGTACAGGACAAGATGACAATATCGATACTGCTATTGATTCAGCTTGTAGATTAATTGATAGTATTTGTGGGAGAAAATTCTCGCAAGATAGCACAGTTGTCGATAAAACTTTTACACCTAAAACTAGGTTGTACATAGATACACCTGACATTTCAACAACTACTGGCTTGATAGTTAAGTTAGATACAAATGATGACGGTAGCTTTAACAAGACACTTATTTTAAACACAGACTACATTGTTGAGCCAACTAATCCTAGAGTCATAAAGATTACAGGTGGCACAACTTACTATGAGCCTTTTAACAAAATTACAATTCTTGATACAAGAAGCTCAGAGAGATTTGACCCAACAATAAAAAACAATATTAAAATCACTGCAAAGTGGGGATATTCGATTGTCCCTGAAGATATAAAGACTGCAACATTAATACAAGCTCTTAGATACTTTAAGAGAAAAGATACTCCCTTCAATACTTACGGAGATGTCAATACAGGCGTTAGTGAACTCTTTTCACGTCTTGACCCTGATGTCCAAACAATACTTAAAGGACACAAAAAAGTCACTCTAAGTGGCACAATTCTATAATTTTTTTTAACTATTTTTTACTACCTTATAAAAGCCTATAAACATTGACCTTTTAAAAATTAATTATAGTGAAAATCACTATAAATCCTTTACTTAAATCTAAGATTATGCCATAATTGATTATGAACGGAACAACAAAACAAGGAGACAAAATGACAAATACAGAAGTAGATTACAGTAAATCACAAAATGGTACAGAGCTTTTAGGTTTTGATAAAAAACCATTTCAAAGATATTGCAATCCATTTCTAACTTATGACCAAAATGCACAAATCAATATGAGGATTTGGTCTTATGACCCTAAAGGGAGAAAAAATGCAAATTTCAATATAAGCTCAAGAACATATATGGGAAATAAAACTTATGCTGATGATTTAGCACAAGATACATTAGTTTTTTATACAAAAAATGGTGTTAGCTTACAAGAAGAACAAGTAGAATACTTTTACAATGTTCATAATCCTAAAGCTACTAAAGGTACATTAGGTTTTCAAAATTGTGGATTACAAGGATATATGGTGCAATACAGTAATACAAACCCATTATGCGAAGTATGTGTGAGTTTTAGAATTAATATTGCTAAGTTTATCAATCCTGTTGTTTGGGACAGATATTGCAAGTAGCCAAAACTGAATTTTATGGAGATTTGGAAAACGACAAATCTCGTTTTAAAAAATACCACATTTTAAACCAATACACCTACTCTTATTGTGGCAAGTATTTACACAAAACAAATTTAAAAGACGGTACATTATTATTTGCTAAAAGATTTTACAAAAATAATAAATGGAATAAAAATATTGTTTGTTCCAAATGTCTTAAACAATATATCAAAGTAGGATTTACAGACATACAAGACATTTGTTAGTATGTCTTTATGGCAACTAAAAACAATTTCCAAATAAATGGAATGACTCAGATAAAACGTAAATTACAAAACGCAGGTTTTACTCTTATACCTTTACGTCATCTTATGAATGAACATTCAGAAGCTATTGTTGAAGAAGCAAAAAAAGTTGTGCCTGTTGATACTGGTAAGTTACAGAAATCTATTAAGGCTAAGAATGTTGCTATGCGAGGTAGGTTGCCTACATCAGTCAAAGTAGAAGCAACTGCACCACATTCAGCTTTTGTACACGGTAACTTTAAAAGACTTCCTAATGGTTATAGATTGCCACCAAAGAAGAATAGAAAAAACTGGGGTGGTGCTAACTGGAGAACTAAACCACATTATCCACCTATACAACCAATAGAAGAATGGGCTAGTCGAAAAACAGATGTCAACCCTTATTCTGTG